ATATGATACAGACTTTAGGTGGGTGTATCATGACAATCTTAGTGAAGATGGTGAGAGTCAGTTAGTAGGTTTCTCTCATATGTTTATATTGAATGGTAATTCTACAAGTAAATACTCTGGATTATTTCTTCCATTAGTATTTGAAGCATGTTATAATACAGGTATATCAATATCTAAAGTCATACGTGGTAGATGTTTTTTACAGACGCCAGGTGTGAGAACAAAAGAGTATGATTCTATGCATGTTGACTTACCAGATCAACATTTGGTATGTCTATACTATGCATCAGACAGTGATGGTGACACGTATTTTAGTGAAAGAATGTACGGAGAACCGCTTGCTGAATACCCTATAAATAGTACAGTATCTCCTGTAAAAGGTAGATGCGTTTTCTTTGATGGTCTGCGATATCATTCAAGTAGCGTACCCACAAAGAAACCTAGATTCGTAATAAACTTTAATTTTTTACCTTGATAACCATGGATCCATCACAACTAAAAAATAACTTTGAAGAGCAAATAGGTAAGACTGATGCTCAGATAATAGAGTTAGAAAAGCAATTAGAAAAAGCAAAAGAATATAAATTAAAACTTGTAGGAGGACTAGAAACTCTAGGTCTTTTAGAGCAAGAAGAAGCACCAGCACCTGACTCAGCACCCGCAAGCGTTGATCCTTCCTAAATAACTAAGAAGGGATTATAGTGGGTAATGGCATCTCCAAGTACAAAAACAGAATTGATTACATATGCCAAGAGGCAATTAGGTGAACCTGTCTTGCAAGTTAACGTAGATGATGAGCAAGTAAACAATGTAATTGACGACACATTTCAGTTCTTTCAAGAGAATTGTTACAATGGTATGGAGAGATGTTATCTAGTACACGAGATAACTGCTGCTGATAAGACTCGTCTTGCAGCAACTGTTTCTACATCAAAAACAGATGGTGCTGATACTGTAACTTGGAATGAAGCAACAAATTATATACCCATACCAGCTCATGTAACTGGTATTAGTAAGGTATTTGGAATGGTAGGTAACTCTATTCGTTCTAACTTATTTGGTGTTGAGTATAGAATGTTCTTAAATGACTTATATGCTTTTGGATCCCTCGATATCTTAAACTACTATATGACTAAGCAATATCTAGAAACTCTAGATATGGTTTTAAACAACGGTTCATTCCAGCAGTTTAGATATACTCAGCGTCGTGATCGTTTGTATCTAGATATAGATAAAGACTTCTTACAAGAAGGACAGAATCTATTGATAGAGGCTCATCGTATGATAGACCCAAACGATGCAACCGAAATGTATAATGATATATTTGTAAAAAGATATGCTACTTCATTGTTAAAAAAACAGTGGGGTCAGAACTTGATCAAGTATAACAATGTTCAACTACCTGGCGGTGTAACACTTAATGGTAGAGAACTTTACATGGACGCACTAGCAGAAATTGAGAAGATCGAAGGTGAGGTTCTCAGTAAGTATGCTATACCACCAATGGATATGATCGGATAAAATGCCTACAAGTCCCTACTTCCCAACTTATCACCAAGGTCACAGTGGCGAACAAACTTTGGTTCAGAATCTTGTGGATGAGCAAATCAAACTCTTTGGTTCTGACATATACTATCTACCCAAAACAGTCTTAGCAGATAGCACATTGGATGAGGTCAGATACACTAAGTATCAAGATCAATTTCAAATTGAAATGTTGCTTGTAAATGTAATGGGTTTTGGAGACAATGCAGAATTTATAAGTAAATTTGGTTTACGTATTACAGACGAGATAATCTTTCGTGTGTCTACAAACAGATGGGACGAGGAAGTAGCAGAGCATAGTATGTCTGCGAAACTTACAGTTCCTAGTAGACCTAATGAAGGGGATTTATTATACTATCCTCTTACAGAAGATTTGTATGAAATTAAGTATGTTGGAAAGGAAGAACCATTCTTCCAGTTTGGTAAGATACAATTTTATGCGATTACTGCAGAACTATACGAGGTTGGTTCAGACGATCTTGCTACAGGTGTTGCAGAGATAGATGCTATAGAGGAGTTGTTCGATAGTGCTATTGCTTTGTCTATGGGAGTAGGTGGTACAGGAGACTTTACTACTGGTGAGACTGTTACTGGTGGTACTACTTCTACAACTGCAGAAGTTAAGTCATGGGATAGTTCTACAAGAGTACTACAGGTAATCAATAGGACTGGAACATTTGCAGCAAACGAATCACTTACAGGTAATACCAGTGGTGCTGTATGGGTTGTATCAACCTTCGATACACTACAGGATACAAATAGTGAGTATGATGCAAATAGACAAATCGAAGATGCTGCTGACAATATAGTTGATTGGTCAGAAGGTAATCCATTCGGTGAGTTTGGTAATTTTACAGGTAGCATATAATGTTAGGTAATCACTTTTACAACCAGATAGTTCGTAAGAACATCATAGCATTTGGAACACTCTTCAATAATATTACACTGAAGAGCACAGATCCAAGCACTGGTGCTGTATTGGAAGAAATGAAAGTACCGTTAGCATACGGTCCTAAACAAAAATTTATTGTAAGACTAGAAGAAAACACTAGCAATAGAAAAGTAGCAATCACTCTACCGAGATTGTACTTTGAGATGACTAGCATTGACTACGATCCTACTCGTAAGACATCTCCTATACAGAAATACAAAACTATTGTTGATGGTAATGGTGGTGAGGTAAGAGTGCAGTATGTTCCTGTACCATACAATCTATCATTTGAACTTGGTGTCATGGCAAAGTCACAAGACGATGCTTTACAAATTACTGAGCAGATACTACCATACTTCCAACCATCTTTCAGTGTTACTCTTAACATGATACCTGATATGAATGAGAAGAGAGACATTGCTGTTGTACTAAACAATGTATCATATGAGGATACATGGGATGATAGTTTCTATGAGCGTAGATATATTGTTTACACTCTTAACTTTCAAATGAAGACCTTTCTATACGGTCCTTATAACACTGCAGATGTTATTAAGAAAGCAATTATACACGAGACACTTGGTGATGCAGCAACCAACCGTAGAACTATTACTAGAACATATACACCAAAAGCAAAAACTGATATCAATCAAGATGGTCAAATTGATGCAGCAGATGATATATTAGTAGATGCTGGTGATGATTTTGGATTCAATGAAGGGATTAGTTACTTATGAACCTAGAAGATAATATGGAGGAACTTCTTAACATGGACGTAGAACCTGTTGAGAAACCTAACTTGCCAAAAGTCAAATCAAAAGATGATGATCAACAAAAAGATTACGAATATACTCGTGGTGAATTGTATTCTTTGATTGACCAAGGTCAAGAAGCAGTGAAGGGTGCATTAGAAGTAGCACAAGAGAGTGGTCATCCTAGAGCATATGAGGTTGCTGTAGCAGCAATGAAGCACGTTGCAGACATGACAGAAAAATTACAAGACTTACATAAGAAAATGAAAGACCTTGATGAAGAAGCGAAAGGTCCTAGTAAGGTTACTAACAATGCTATGTTTGTTGGTTCTACATCAGAACTACAAAAAATGTTAAAACAAATGGGTGGTGGCAAGAGGTAACTGCATAAATAAATGCAGAGACCCTGACATGGTACATGAGATACAAAGAATTTAAAAGACTCGCTGAGTCTGCCAATGTGCAGGATAACGGAATTTTAGAAGGTGCAGCCTGGACAAAGAAGGCTGGCAAATCAAAAGAAGGTGGACTTAACGAGAAAGGACGAAAGTCGTATGAGAAGGCTAATCCAGGATCTGACCTTAAAGCACCAAGCAAGAAGGTTGGAAATCCCCGTCGGTCATCATTCTGTGCTAGAATGAAAGGAATGAAAAAGAAATTAACTTCAAAGAAAACTGCCAGCGATCCTGATAGCAGGATCAACAAATCACTAAGAGCTTGGAATTGCTAACACAACGTGTAATGTGATATAATATTGAGTATAATTATAGTATGAATACCTAATGAGAAAAATGCGTCTTAACAATGGCGATGTTCAATATCTAATCAGAGCTTGTTTGGTCTATCAAGAGCAGACAGGATCGGAAGATCTATGGGAAAAATACGATGATTTAATTAATAAACTCAGAATTTATTCAGAGCAAAACTTGACCCCATCAGAATAATGAAACTTAAAACAAGATTTGAAACTTTCTCTATGGAAGAAAGGCAGATGCTTGCGGAAGCAATCTGGAGAAGACAAAGATGTTATATTGCTGGCGACAAACTCTTCAATCAGTATGGTAAGATGTTGTCAGAAGTCCTAGATAAAATGGACTATATGCCAGGCAGAGTAGTATAAATACCTATTAATATTATGTTCAGTAAAGAATTAAAAGAAGCAACTAAGGAATCTCATTCCGCAGCAGAAAATACAAAGTTTGTTGCAGGATTTCTTAGAGGTGTTGTTGACCCTGAGGAGTATCGTAAACTCATTGCCAATTTCTGGTATGTTTACAGTACTATGGAAAAACTAATTAGCGATGCTGATGACCCAACTGTAAGAGTATTACAGGGATGGCAATCAGATCTTGATCGTAGTCAATCATTAGAAAAAGATCTAGCATATTACTACGGTCCTTATTGGAAAGAAGAGATAAAATCTTCAACTGCATGTGATGCCTATTGTTCTAGACTAACTGAATTAGCACAGGAAGATCCATATCTTCTGCTTGCTCATCATTATACTAGGTACATAGGTGATCTATCAGGTGGACAAATTCTATGTAAAATAGCAAAGAGTGCACTTAATCCTCCTGCGGGAGAAGGTCTTAATTTCTATGAGTTTCCTGAGATTCACAATGCAAAGGAATGGAAAACAAAATACAGAGCAATACTTGATGTATTGGATCTAGATCAATCACAGAAGAATGCTATATTTTCTGAAGCAAACTATGCATTTAGATTGAATATGTATATGTTTGATGAAATCAAATCTGAAGATCCTTATCCTGTAATGACAGCACTACAAGGTTTCTGGAAAGTAATTACTGGTTCAATTACAAACAAATAAAAATGAAAAACTTACCAATCAAATCATCATGTATTCTTTTTGGTATAATTATTGGAACAGGAACATTCCTCATACCAATAGCATGGGCACATCCTATATTAGTATAAATGTTCAATACTTTATTATTTGGAGTTGGGTTATCTCAATTTCACCTCAGTGATATTGATAACGAAAAAATCTCAGATCTAGTTAGATCAGGAGACGACCATAGAAACTTGGATATTTCTGATACATTATTATCAGAGTTAAATTGTCGCATCTTAAAAGAAGGCAAACATATCTTAAACTCAACTTGTAAAAGCAAGGAGTTAAAGATAAAAAAAGTCTGGTGTAATTACAATTTTAATAAAGATATAGAAGAACCACACAATCATAGAAATAGTTTTTTATCTGCTATTTACTATCCACTATCAACTGACGGAGTAATACAATTTTTTTCTCCATTCTCTGATTATTTTCTATCACAAATACCCATCGAAGATGTATATGATATGAACTGCTATAACTCTAGTTTTTATGAGTTGCCAGTTAGATCTGGAGACTTAGTAATATTCAACTCAATGCTATACCATAGAGCAAAACTATCTACAGATGAACGTATATCTATAGCATACGATATTAATATCAAATCATGGTAGTCTGGGGAGTCATATGGATGGTAGGAATACTGGTCGTAATAGTGACTTGGTATATCTACTATATACTAAAGATGTCATTTATGGAGATGAAAGATGGGAGTGATG